TGATACTGATTTTTATAAAGATATGATTTCTTCAAGGATAAGAAGAAAAGAGCAAGAAGGCGGTTTTTATGTATATGATGGCTGTGATGTAGATTATTCTGAACAGATTGCTTCAGAACATAAAGTCATTGAAAAAAATAAAGCCGGCAAAACAATTGAAACTTGGAAACCGAAGAAATCAAATATAGATAACCACTATTTAGACTGTGAGGTTTATTGCTATTGTGCTGCAGATATATGCGGAATAAGAGCAATACAGGTTGAAAGTGAAGAGCAGGAAGAAGTTGTAAGACAAATAGCTCCACCTGTTGAAAATAAATGGTTAAATACATCAAATTGGAATCTAAAGAATGGGAGTTGGTTAAACAGATGACATTAGAAGAACAATTAACGCAAATAAATAGTGCCATTACTGCTATAGAATGTGGCGCACAAAGCTATAAAATAGGCAGTAGAAGCATTGAAAGAGCTGACTTAGGCACACTTTACAAAGAAAGAAAGAGAATTAAAGATGAAATTGCTTATTCTAACAATTATGGTGGTGTAACAGTTGCTGTGTTTGATAGGAGGTAATATTGAAAAATGATTGAAATTATAGGTGTAATAATCATATTTTTATTAATTTGCATTTTGGAAGCTATTGGAGAGATAAGACATAGAGAATATTATTATGTTAAACAATATGAAACACCTACAAAACCGCCATCTGTATTATATAGTAAACATGGAACAGTAAAATATAATCAGCCACCAGTACCACCTATGTATAAAAATATAAAAAAGTAAAGGAGGTGATTGAAATTTGAACTTTATTGACAGAACAATAAGTGTATTTTCTCCTAAAGCAGCTTATAACCGTGCAAAATGGAGAGATGCATATAGAAGTTTTTATGATGCAGGAAGTATGAACAGACCAAATACTGGATGGACAACAGTAAATGCAAGTGCAGAGCAAGCTGACAAAGCTCAAAGAGACATTATAAGAGCACGTGCAAGAGATTTAGAACGTAATTCTGATATGGCAGAAAGCATAATTAACAGTTTTGAGAGAAATATTATCGGAACCGGAATGAGCTTACAAGCTAAAATCAAGAAAAAAAACGGTCAAGAGGATGAAGAATTAAACAGCACAATAGAAGAATTGTGGAAAGAATGGTGCAGAGCGCCAAATGTTGATGTAACAGGACAACAGACATTTACAGAAATGCAAAGAATGGCTGTTAGAAGGATGCAGGTTGATGGCGGTATAATTTTTGTAAAAGTATATACATCAGGCGGTCTTTTGCCGTTCAAACTGCAAATAAGAGAAGTTGATGACTTAGATAACTCTAAGAATTCTTATGGAACCGATAAAAAACGAATTACAGGAGGCATAGAGCTTGATGAATATAATAAGCCTATAGCATATTATTTGAAAAAATATACTCCAGATGGTTTTTATTTAGGTGAATCTGAAAGAATTCCAGCAAATAGGGTTATTTTTTTATGGGATAAAAAGAGACCTACTCAAATAAGAGAAGTGTCACCAATGGCAAAAACTATTCAAAGGGTTAAGGATGTTGATGAATTTACAGAGGCAATTTCTGTAAAAGAAAGAATATTAGCTTGTTTGAGTGTTTTTATTAATAAGTCAAGCCCAAGCGGTATAGGAAGAAACAATAAAATTGATGCAAAATCAGGATATCCAACAAGAACACTTGCACCGGGAATGATTCAAGAGTTAGAACCAGGTGAAAGTGTTTCAGTAGTAAATCCAAGCGGTCAAGCATCAAACGCAAAAGAGTTCATAACTACTCAACAAAGGCTCGCAGGAAGCGGTCAAGGGCTTAGTTATGAAGCAACATCAAGAGATATGTCACAGGTTAACTATTCTTCAGCAAGACAAGGACTATTAGAGGACCAAAAGACATACTCAATACTTCAAGATTTTATAAAAGACCATTTATGTTATGAAGTTTATACAGAATTTGTTATATCTGCAGTATTAGCTGGAAAGTTAAATATTCCTGACTTTTGGCAGAATAAGCAGAACTATTTTAAACATTCCTGGATAACTTCAGGATGGAGTTGGATAGATCCGTTAAAAGAAGTTAAAGCAAATCAAGAAGCTATTAATATGAACATGGACACTTTAGCGAATGTATGCGGTTCAAGAGGTATGGACTGGAAAGAAGTATTAAAACAAAGAGCTAAAGAAAAAGAATTATTAAAAGAATTAGGAATTAATGATGGAGGTGAGTCATTTGGCGAAAGCAACAAAGCCAACAACGGGAATGCAACTGCAAAGAACAGTTAATTTAGCAGTCCGTGAGGTAAAAGATGATGAAAGAAGAGTAAGTATTTCGTTTTCGAGTGAGCAGTCTGTAAGCAGATGGTATGGACAAGAAATTTTATGCCATGATGCAAGCAGCGTAAACCTTGAAAGAATAAATTCTATTGGTGTTGCACTCTTTAATCATAAAAGAGATGTGGTATTAGGAAGAATTGAAAATGCAATATGCAATGATGCAGAGAAAAGAACTTATGCTGATATTATTTTTGATTCTGATGAAGAATCAGAAAGAATATATCAAAAAGTTAAAAGTGGTACACTAAAAGGTATATCGGTCGGGTATGCAGTGGATGTATGGGAGGAAGTCATGGCTGGTAAAATGTCTTCTAACGGTAGATTTACAGGACCTGCTTATATAGCAACAAGATGGACACCGATGGAAATATCGGTTGTTTCTGTTCCGGCAGATGATTCTGTAGGGATAGGCAGAGAATTTCAAAACATTTCAGAAAATGAAGAAGGAGAGGAAAGAAATATGGCATTAGAAAATCAAGTAATACAACCAGAAGCAACACCAGTACCACAAATCAATTTAGACAATGAAAGACAGGCAGCAGTTACGGCAGAAAGACAAAGGGTAACTGAAATAACTAATTTATGCAGGGAATTTAGCGTAAACGCTGATGAATATATCAGCAAAGGTACAAACTTAGAAAGTGTAAGAGCTGCAGTTCTTGAGGAATTAAAAGTTAGAAATAAACCTTCATCTGTAGCAGCTCAAGTAGTTAAAGATGAATCTGATAAATTCAGAGAAGCAGCATCTGATGCATTAGTTTTAAGATCTGGACTAAGAATTGAAAAGCCAGTTGAAGGCGCAAGAGAACTCAGAGGAATGAGATTAAGAGACCTTGCAATTGAATGTGTTCAAAGATTAAATGTTCAAAATGCTCAAAGAATGGATAGTGACGAATTATTCAAAAGAGCATTTTCACCTGATAGCCAATTTGGAGCAATTTTAAGCGATTCAGTTAATAAGTCTATGGCAACTGCTTATAAAAGCCAGTCAACTACTTATCAAGCATGGACAAGACCAGGCTCAGTAGCAGACTTCAAAGGTGCAGAAGTATGGCAAATTTCAGAAGCTGGTGACTTGGAGAAAATGACTCAAACAGGAGAGTTCAAATTTGATGAAATGCAAGATGCAAAAGCTACAAAGAAAATTGCTACCTTTGGAAAAAGCTTTGGCATCACAAGACAGGCTTTAATTAATGATGATATATCAATTTTGTCAAGAATACCTGAAGCATATGTAAGAACTGCAGGAAGAGGTATAAATAAATTAGTATATCAAACATTAATCAGCTCAGCTAATATTTATGATGGAAAAGCATTGTTCCATTCAGATCATAAAAATACTGGAACAGCTGGAGCAATTACTACTACTACCTTAGGCGAAGGTAAGAAAATAATGAGAAAACAAAAGAATTTAAGGGGCAAAGAAGTTCTTAACATCGCTCCACGATTCTTGATTGTTTCTCCTGATAAAGAAGTTGAAGCTATGCAACTTTTGAATTCTATAGCAGATCCTGCTTCTTCAAATGCAGGTGTAGCAAATATATTCAGAAATGCGTTTGATTTAGTTGTTGATGCTGAATTAGATGGCAATACATGGTATATGGCAGCTTCACCAAGTGATATTGATACAATTGAAGTATCATACTTAAACGGAGATGCTATGCCTAAGCTTGAATCACAGGTTGCATTTGATTATTTAGGCATGAAATGGAGAATATTCATTGATTATGGTGTTGATGTATTAGACTTCAGAGGATTATTCAAAAACGCAGGGAATTAGTATTTAATTCCCTTTTGAAATTTAAAATATAAAATTTGGAGGTATAAAATGAATCAATATATTCAAAAAGGAGCTGTAATTGATTACACAAATTCAACAGAAGCAGCAATTAGCTATGGAGATATAGTAACTTTAGGAACAAGAATTGGAATAGCAGCAGAAGATATAGCAGTAGGAGCTACCGGCGGAGTTGAAGTAGAAGGAGTATTTGAACTTCCTACAATTACTACTGAAAGTTTTGCAGTAGGTGATGTTATTTACCTTGATGCAACTGGAAAAGGAACTAAAACTGCAGGAGCTTTAACTGTTATTATGGGATGGGCTATTGCTCCAAAATTAACAGCCGGTGCAACTGCTCTAATTAAAATTAATTAGGTGATAAAATGAATTTCAAAGATACTGCATTGAATGATATTAACAATATATTCTTTAATGCAGATGAATTCGCTGAAAGTCATACTATAGATGGTCAAGTTGTCAACTGTATTGTTGACAACGACCGTCTTATGGAGAGATCTAAAAAGGAATTTGACGGCATATATGTTGGTGAACTGTTAATATTTGTAAAAAGAACAGATATAGGCAGAGAATTGACACAAGGAATGCCGTTAATCGTTGATAAAAAGCAGATGTATATATTCTCTGTTAGGGAAGACGATGGAGTATGTGAGATAATCCTCAATAGAAATGCAGGTGTTTAGATGAAAAATAACAGGTCTGTTATACAGATTGATACTTCAAAACTTGAAAAACTTATGACAGAATTTAAAGGATTTGAGGACCAAGTCGGAGAAGCAACCGTAAGAACAATTAATAGTACAATAAAATCTACTTTAACAAGAGCTTGTGTACTTGTAAGTAAAGAATACAGCGTAGAAAAAGACGATGTCAAAAAAACTTTCAACAATGGTATTAAATATCCAAATTCAAGAAATCTTAAGGCAACTCTGACATCCAAAGGTCATAGATTAAGTTTTGCTCATTTTCCGTATTATAAAGCTAAAGGTTTAAAAGCAAAAAAAGGTAATAATATTTATAGAAATCCTGTTTTTGTTCAAATAAAACATAAAAAATCCCCTGTTTTTTCAAGAAAGGGATTTATTGCTACTACAGGCGCAAAAAGTGCCGATAAAATTCAGAACAATGTATTTATGAGATTAGGAAAAGAAAAATATCCCATAGCTCCAATTAGAACTGTGTCAATACCACAAATGATAACTAACGAAAAAATAAATGATAAAATAGAAAATTGGGCAATGAAGTCATTTGAAAAGAAAATAGACACAGAAATGACCAATGCAATACTTAGAATTGGAGAGAAAATAAAATGAGTACGGTAAAAGTTCTAAATGAAATTAAGGAATTTTTAGAAAGCAATGTTAAGCCAAACATTAAATTAAGATTGCCAAATGATAATGACATTACTTCATACAGCCTTATAAATCCAAATGTTTTTGTTGGCTGGGTGCCACCTAAAGGATATTTGCCTGAAAATGTGAATTTTTCTGTTCCTTGTATTGTTGTAGGCCTTGATGATGGAGAAGATGATAATATTGACAGCTCTTATAAAATAAGATTGACTTTTGTTGTGTATTCACAGTTGTTTTCACCAAATCAAGCTTCTAATAATGCTGAAAATGTATATGCGAATTATGACGGATATATAGAGCTGCTTAATTTTATTGATTTAACAAAAGCAAAATTAAGAAATGAAACAATTATTAATAAATATATAAAAATAGATTCAAGTATTCTTTGGAGTATGTATCTTGAACAACCATTGCCATATTGGTATGGTTATATGACTCTTACAGTCAGAAACAGCGCATATCCTGCTTCAAATATGGAATCTATGTTAAATAATTTATAGAAAAAGGAGTGATTTAGATGTATAGACATGGTGCATTTGCTGATTTATTAGCAACAAAAGATTTTATTCCACCATCAGGTGTGGCAACTCTACCTGTTTACATTGGTACAGCACCGGTTAATCAGCTTTCAAGCTTTGATAGCTCTATTAATAAGCCGTTGTTAATACAAAGCTATCAAGATGGAGTTAATAAAATAGGCTACAATGAAGACTGGACAAATTTCACATTGTGCGAGGCATTATATGCACATTTTAAAAACAATATTCAACCTATAGGACCTATAGTTGTAATAAACGTATTAGATCCTGCAACGCATAAAAAGGCAGGAACAGCTACAGTTGCCATGACAAATGGTATTGGGTATATAGACAATAAAAAAGTTGTATTAAAAACTTTGGCATCACTTGGTTTAGTAAAAGGTACAGATTATTCTGCAGAATATTCAACTGATGGAGCAAAAGTAGTTATAACAGCATTAACAGGAACTGTTGGCGCAAGCATTGATTTCACATTTGATGAAATTGATATGACCAATGTAATAGGTACAACTATTATTGGTGGAACTGATGTTAATGGAGTAAAAACAGGTATTGATGTTGTAGATTTAATATATCAAACATTCAATATGATACCAACTATATTTGCAGCTCCAGGTTGGTCGAAAATAAAAGATGTTGACACTGCATTAAAAGCTAAAAGCCAGAATTTAAATGGACATTGGTATGCATGGGTAAACAGTGACATTGATTGTTCAGCTACAGGTGCAGAAACAATCAGTGCAGCCAAAACAGCAAAAACTACTTCAGGATTTATCGGTGCCATGGAAGGACCTTGTTGGCCAATGGCATATAAAAGCACAAGAAAGTACCATATTTCTACTTTAACTACAGTTACAATGCAGATGATAGATTATCAAAATGACAATGTGCCTTTTGAAACACCATCAAATAAACCTGTAGATATAAACGGTATGTGTTTGGAGGATGGAACAGTTATAGAGTTTGACCAAATACAAGCTAATGACTTAAACAGCAAAGGCATTAGAACTTTATCATATTGGGGAGGCAGATGGGTTCTTTGGGGCTCACATACCGGTGAATATGAATATGGTAAAGATATGGACAAGAGAAATGTATTTGATTCTAATATTAGAATGATATATTTTATAGCAAATACCTTCCAAAGCAGATATGGAACATTGGTTGATAAACCTATGAACAGAGCGATGGTTGATACGATTTTAAACGATTATCAAGAATGGCTTGATAATTTAAATGCACAAGGAAAGATTTTATTAGGTGAAATTTCATTCACACAATTAAGCAATCCAACATCTGATGTTGTTGAAGGTGATTTTGATTTCAATATAGAAACTACTACAACACCGCCAGGCAAGTCATTAACAGCTAAAATATCTTGGACAACAAAAGGTATAGATGTTTTATTTGGAGGTGAAGAATAATGATAATATCAGGTAGTGTAATAGCTCAAAAGCTTATTGCAGACGGAGTTGAAATTGGCGATAATGTTTCATGTCAATGTCCTTCAATTGAAAAAGCCACAACTGAAATGAAGGGCGCTGGTATCATGGGAACAATAGATATGCCTATGACTGGACAGTTTAATTCAATGGTATTTTCAATCAGTACAAGGTCAATTAACAAAAATTCGACTGAACTTATTAAACCAGGTCCACAAAGATTAGAAGTAAGGTTCCTTAGGGATGTAATGTTGCCTGATGGCTCAATGATTCCACAAGGAACTAAAATATTTATAACAGGCATAAATAAAAAGTATGATCCTGGCAAAGTTGAAAATTCTGCTACAATGGATGGCAGCATCGAATATGAAGTCTTGAGATACAGACAGGTTATTGACGGAAGAGAAACACTGTTAATTGATAAATTAGCAAATGTTTTTAAAGTAAACGGAAAAGATTACATGAGTGAAATAAGAGCTGCTCTTTAAGAGGGCTCTTTTTCTTTTAGGAGGATATCATGGAAAACCAAAAAAATGTATTAAAACTGAGCAGGCCAATAATGATTAATGGCGAAGAAGTAAAAGAATTGCCATATAATTTTGAGGATATGACTGCAAGAGATAAATTAAATATAGGTAAAAGAATAAAGCAAGATGGAATCCCTGTTTCCGTAGAAGAATTAGATTCGGATTATCATTTCTATTTATTTGCCGGAGCTGTTACAAAAGCAAATCCTGACATAGATATCTCTGATTTGATGAGATTAGGTGCTAAAGATGCTCAAAAAGGAACGGGAATAGCAAGAAATTTTTTCTATATGAGTACGGATGCAACGGAGGAATAGAATTTGACAATCATTTAAAGGAATGCATTGCAATTGTAACGCTTGACACTTCAACAAGCGCAGAGTATTGCTATAACATTCCAATAAATGATTTCTTTGAATTCTTTGACAGTTTAGTAAAAGCAGCTAAAAAAAGAAATCCGGATAATAAATAAACCTTCATGAAGGGAGGTAAGCATGGCAACAAAAAAAGAATTAAGAGCACTCATTACTTTGGCAGGAAAAGTAGACCCAAGTTTGCAAAGTGCAATGCTTAAAGCTACTGGACAGACAAAAAAATTATCTGAGAATTATAAAGATTCTGTCAAACATGCAAGCAGATTATCAGACATAATAAAAGGCAGTTTCATAGGGAATGTAGCTGCTTCTGGATTTACATATTTAGTAAGCAAATTAAAAGAATTAGGAACGGAAGGCTTAGAACTTGCAAGCAGTTTAAAAGAAGTTCAAAACGTAGTTGATACAACATTTGCAAGCAATGCAAGTCAAATAAACAGTTTTGCGAAATCTGCATTAGAGAATTTCGGTCTGAGTGAATTGCAAGCTAAACAATTTTCTGGCACCTTAGGAGCAATGTTTAAAAGCAGCGGTGTTGCAAGTGAAGATTTAACAAGATTATCCACAGATTTGGCAGGGCTTGCAGGAGATATGGCATCCTTCTATAATTTAGATCAGGAAGAAGCCTTTGATAAAATTAGGCAAGGCATATCCGGTGAAACAGAGGGATTAAAGCAATTAGGTATTAACATGAGCGTTGCAAATTTGGAAGCTTTTGCTTTATCAAGAGGCATTAATAAGCAGTACAAAGACATGACTCAAACTGAACAGGCGCTTTTAAGATATAATTATTTAATGGGTGCAACAACTGATCAGCAAGGCGATTTTGCTAAGACGAGCGGTGAATATGCGAATCAGCAAAGAGTATTTCGCGAGAACTTAAAACAATCTGCAGCAACCATAGCATCTGCTTTTTTACCACGAATAAATGAATTGTATAAAAAAGGCAATGAATACTTAAACAGTACAGATTTCGTAGCCGTTGCTGAAAGTGTGGCTAATGGATTAGAACTTGCAGGCAAAGGGCTTAAATTTGTCGCAGATAATTCAGGCTTAATAATACCATTATTAGGCGGTGTGTTAGCTTATTTTACTGCAATAAAAGCCATTCAATTTGCATCTACATTCGCACTAATGGCAAATCCTATTAGTTTAGTGGCATTAGTTATAGCTGGTTTGGTGGCAACAGGCATAGCTCTTTACAGAAGTTGGGACGATGTAAAAGCTTCAGCTACTGCTTTTGCAGATTTCATGAAAGCTTGGGGAAATTCTATAAAAGATGGTGTTACATATGCATTTGAAGGAATGAAAAATAAAGTATTAGAAAATTTCGGTATTTTGGTTAATGGCCTTAAGAAATTCACGAATTTCTTTAAAGGTAAAGATAATGTAAATGTTGGATTCAGCTATAATTATCCTAAATTTGCTGATGGAGGTTTTTCAAATAGACCATCCATATTTGGCGAAGCAGGTCCTGAAGCTGCAATACCATTAAAAAGAACTCCAAGAAGTTATGATTTGCTTTATAAAACAGCTAATGTTTTAGGATTAAAAGGCGGAAGCAATACAACTTCAAATAAAAGTATAGGCTCTGTAGCAATTAATATCTATGAAAGTGAAAATCCAAATATTACAAAACAAAAGGTTAAAGAAGCATTTATAGAATTATTCGGTGATCCTGATGATGGAGGGAGGTTAGCTTTTGAATAATTATATTGAATATGAAACGGATGACGGAGATGCATTTGATACAATAGCTTTAAATTTTTATGATGATGAATTTAAAGCGCATATAATAATCCAAGCTAACTCCCAATATTCGGATATGATCATATTGCCTGCAGGACTAACTATCAAAATACCGATTATTGATGAAGATCCAGCGGAAACACTTCCACCATGGAAGAGGTGATTTGCTATGAATTTGATTTATGAAGGCAAGGATATAACAGATTTTATTGATGTGAAAAGAGCTGATATAATAGAAAACTCAGGCATCATGTTTGATAATACGATAATACATGTTAATAATTCAATAAATGAATGGAGCCAATGGAAACCTGAAAAAAATCATATACTGCAATTAAAGCATGATGGTTTCACCTCGGGAAATATGTATATTGATGAAATAGTTCAGCGTAAAAGTTTTGTTGTTTTAAAAGCATTGCCATTTAAGCAGCAAAGCAAACAAACAAATACAAAGTCATGGGAAAAAATAAGATTAATTGAACTTTTAAATGAATTCGCATCAAAACACGGACTGAAACTTAAAACATATTCCATTGAAAATTACTTGTATGAAAAAGTAAATCAAATAAATCAAGCTGATTTTTCTTTTTTATATCAGCGTTGTGCAATGGAAGGATATGTGCTTAAGATATTAAACAATGAGCTTATTGTTTACAATGAAAAGCATATAGAAAGTCAATCAAGCGTAATAAACATAGATATATCAGAAATAGACGGTGATTTTGAATATAAAGATAAATCAGATGAAATATACGGAAGTTGCAATGTATTAGATGAAAATATCAACTATACTTTTAAATCGCAAACAACCAAAGGACCTGTTTTAAACATTAGAGATGTAACAATTAATGATTTAGCAGAAGCTCAGAGGTTTGCAAAGAATTTTTTAAGAAATAAAAATAAATTCGAAAAAACTCTTGTATTCAAGAAACAATTAGATACTAATATTACAGCCGGAAACACTGTAACTATTAACAATTTAGGTTTAGCAGACGGCAAATATTATATTCATCAAGCAATTCATAAACTTGCAGATGATAAGACTGAATTAAAACTTAGAAGAGTTTTGGAGGAATATTGATGATTAAAAGAGGCACTGTGACAAGTAAAAATAACAATAAATGCCGTGTTCTCATAAAAGATCTAAATTATGAGACCGGATTATTACCAATAGCTACACATATAGACTACAACACATTAAATATTGATGATAATGTTGTTGTAGTTTTTTTTAATACTAAACAGACACAAGGTGCTGTTATAGCAAAAATTTAAGTAGTAGAGCAGGTGAGAATATGTATATTGCTACTTTTGGACCCAAAGGTTTTACTGTAAGTTTAGAAAAAATTGTAAGTTTTGATGAACTTGAAATAACATCGTCAATAAATACTGAAGCATTAGAAAATGAAGGCAAAAAGCCAAGCACATATGTTAAAGGTGATGACTTAGACGCTTTAAACTTTAAAGTTACAATTGATAAGAATTTCGGAACTACTCCGGAAATTCAATATAATGAATGGATGAATGTATTAAGAAAAAAACAACCATATCCATTGTTAATTAAGGGTAAACCATTTAATAATACAAAATATTTATTGAAAAAAGTACAGCCTATTAATTCAAAATTTGATAATAAAGGGAATTGGCTTACAGTTACTTTATATTTAGAATTTGAGGAATATGTGGCTCCTGGAACTCCAAAAAAAGAAGATGCCGTATCAAAATCAACTCCTATTGCATCTACATCAAAAGTAAGCAAAGCTCCAAGTACAAGCACTGTTTATCAAGCCTTAAAACCAAAAGAAAAAACTGTTTTAAAAGTTGATAATAAAACCTCAAGAACATACAGCAATGTTTATTTAGATTTAACAAGGCTTAAATTAGGAGGTTAGAATGGAATATGTAATAAATACCAGCAATTCAGTTATTAATTGGAATGCTAAGGGAATAGAAAGAAAATTACAAAATATACACAATTTAATAAATACATGGCGATATGAAGTTGCTTATGACAGAACTAAAGGTTTAGATCCTGAAATTTTAGATAAATCTGCATTAGATGCAATACCTATGTATACGGCAGAAATCTATAGGATTATAGAAACATATGAACCGGATGTGCAATTAGTGAGTGTAAATGCTACAAATGTTGATGGTTACGGAAATATTAATTTTGAGGTGGTGGTGGAAATTTGACTATTAATTTTGTTGAAACTGATGCTAAGAAAATTTACGATGATATAATAATTAATTTTCAGAATGCATTAAAAAATGTATTATATCCCGGCGATGAAAGAAGAATATTTTTAGAGCAGGAAGCTGCGGTTATAGTAGCTATGTACAATGCAATAAACGATAGCGCAAGACAGAATTTATTGAGATATGCAAAAGGTGAAATTCTGGATGCTATAGGTGAAGGCAGAGATACTCCGAGACTTGCAGCTCAAAAAGCTACAGTAACAGTACGATTTACATTATCTTCTCTAAGATCTGAAAACATAACAATACCATCCGGTACTAAAGTTACACCAGATGGATTATTGTTTTTTGAAACCACATCAGAAAGCATAATATATGCCGGAAATACTTACAAAGACATTATTTGTACTGCAACAGTAGCAGGAACAAACCATAATGATTTAATTGCAGGGCAGATTAATACTCTGACAGAACCAATTGCTTTTGTGGCTACTGTTTCAAACACTACTACAAGCAGTGGCGGTAGCGAAACGGAACCAGATGATAATGGAATTGATGTATGGAGTGGCTATAGGTTGAGAATTAAATTAGCAAAAGCTAAAATTTCAACAGCTGGCCACGAATTAGGATATATATATTATGCTAAACTTGCAGATGCAAACATAGAAGATGTTTCAGTAACTTCTCCAAGCGCATGTGAAATTTTGATTACTGTACTTATGAAAAATGGTGAATTACCTACACAAGAAATATTAGATAAGGTTCTTGCTGCTTGCAGCTCTAAAACAGTTAGACCAATGACAGACTTTGTAACTGTTAGTGCACCAACAGTGGTAACTTATAATATTACTGCAACGTATTATATTGATCCATCAAGATTTTCGGAAGTTGCAAATTTAAACGCAGCTATAGCTAAATCAGTAGAAGAATATAAAACATGGCAAAGCTCTAAAATTGGGAGAGATATAAATCCTGATGAACTTAGACGATTAATGTTTAATGCAGGTGCAAGCATAGTTGATTTGACTTATCCGGCTTATACTATATTAAGTGAAACTCAAGTTGCTCAAATCGGAACTACAACTATAACATATGGCGGATTGAAGTAGGTGATAAGATGATGAAATTAAAAGGAATAGACTTATTGAAGCTTCAAACATCTTATATGAAATTAGATGAAACTACAATAGCTATGTGCAGCGCTTTGAACACTGAATTGAATAAAATAGACCCTAATAAATGCTTAATAATGTATAATATTAACATATTACCGGAAGAAATATTAGATGAAATTGCCATTTCTGAAAATATATTTTGGTATGATTCAGAAGCAACAATAGAAATAAAAAGAGAAGTGATAAAAAACGCTGATAATGTATTTCAATACTTAGGCACAGGCTATGCAGTAGAATTGGTAATATCTAATTATTTTGGCGATGGTGAAGTAGTTGAATGGTTTGACTATGCTGGAACACCTGGACATTTTAAAATATATACTTCAAACGCTGAAATAACGGCAGGTTTAGCAGTTCAATTCAATACAGCTCTATCTCAAATAAAAAGAAAAAGTACTATCTTAGATGAAATCATTATTAATATGGTGGAGAGTTATAGTATTTATAACGGATTTACCTTGCATATTGGCGATGCAATGAGCTTGAAACAGGAGGCGATTTAAATATGAGTTTTAGCAGTATAAAATTTACAACCAAGGGAAGAAATTTGCACGCAAAAGCTCAAGCAGGAGCAACTCTTCATTTTACAAAGATATCAGTCGGAGACGGTGATAACGGAGGAGCTTCTTCAGATGCTTATAACAATTTATTAAACACAGTACACACAATCAATATAACTAAATTAAAATCTGCAGCTGATAGTACAGCTGTAGTTGGCGGGGTATTCAACAACTCAGGCTTACCAGCATTTTATTTTAGAGAAATAGGCTTGTTTGCTACTGATCCGGATTTAGGTGAAATATTATATTGTTACGGCAATGCAGGAGCTTTGGCAGAATATATCCCGGCCGGCGGAGGAAGTACTATATTAGAAAGGCAGTTAGATATAGTTGCCGTTATTGGAAATGCAACAAGTGTAACCGCAACAATTGACGCAAGTTTAGTTTATGCAACATTAGAAGATCTACAAGCAAAATCATTAATACAAACAGCAGGCGGAACAGGCACAGCAATAACTCTTAACGATGTAAATTTAGTTAATGGATTTAGCGTTACTTTTATAGCGAGCGCAAATAATAGCGGTGCAGCCACAACAATTAATACCAAACCGGTATATAAACCAAATACAACCACAGCACCAAATATAACAGCAGGGAAGGCTTACACAGTTTGGTACAATTCAACAGGTGGATGTTTTTTTCTTAAAGCCAGTGCGGAAGGTGATGCAGTTGCTGCAAATGTACTGGCAGGAAAGACATTTAGCAACGACAATGATACCGGCATTGCAGGAACACTTGATTTAAGCAATTTAATATCAGCTAATATCAAAGCAGGAATAACAATTAATGGAGTTACAGGAAATTCAAATGTAGTTGACACTTCAGCCGGAGATGCGGTTGCAGGAAACATTTTAAGTGGAAAAAAAGCATATGTTGATGGAGCATTGGTAACAGGAAATATACCCAGTAAGGGCGCAGCAACAATAACACCCAGTACAGTTAATCAAAGTATATCGGCAGGGCAGTATTTGTCAGGCATTCAAACAATATTAGGTAGTGCTAACTTATTAGAAAATAATATAAAAAACGG